CTTCGACAAGGGGCGCGGCTAGCGCCACCCATTCGTCGGACTTTAGCGGGGCCTTGCCTTCTGCCTCGTCAAGGGCGGCGTCCATACTATCGACTTCAGATTGCGTCAGTCCACGGCCAAGAATGGCGCGGAGTTCGACAAAAATTGGCTTGCGGTTAATCATCGCCTACCTCCTGAGTTCAATTCGCGCGAACGATCTTCAATCAGAATATCCACTTTCGATTCCAGACGGGCAATCGCGCTATCAAGTCCCGCTTGTTCGAACTTCTGAATGCGCCCCTCGTTTTGGTTGACCCTCTGTGTCAAAACGCCCCCGTTATACACCACCGTCGCTAATGACAGGGCCAACGCAATCCATCCCGGTGCCGATCCTTTCCAGTTTATCCCCTCAGGCTTATCTTTTGCTTCCCTTTGCCGCCTCGCCTCCCATACATCGAACATATGCTCCGCAGCGCGCTTGTTTTGCTCTTCGTTACCGTCCAACCCCATGTGCCCGCCTTTCATCGAAGTAACTATCAGGCGGCATGTCTTCATGTGTCAGCTTGTGGCGGGCATAATGATATATACGCCCCCACGGCAGCGACAGTAGCAGTTGAAGCGTTGCGACCGCTGTGGTTATGTTCGCTAGATATGCGTATTGCTCGTAATCCGAGGCATCGAGAAAATAGAAGCGCCACGAAACAACGAACAGGGCACAGATCACCGCGTTCTTTTGCGTCACCCCGCCCCAACGAATGACGCCCGGAATGATGATTGCGGCAATGGTGAGAGCATCAACTGCCATCCAGAGAAATGGCGAGAAATCCCATAGCAAGCCATAAACGCTTGTCAGCATATTGGCGCACACAAGGGAAATCGCTGCCCGACCGCCAAGACCAGCCGAAAATGCTGCGCAAAACAGCGCAACCAGAAAAAGCATATCGAGCAGCGGCATGGTTACTTGCTCTTCTTTTCGGAAGGCTTCTTCTTCGGCTTTTCTACCTCACGATAGCTCGGAGGCGGCGGGGGAGGCGGCGGCTTTGTCGGTACTCTTGCCATTGGTAATCCTTTCTTACCACTTGCTAATTCTGCGCAGATCGCGCTCTATTTCCCATGCCACAAAAACACCGCCTATAATAGCTATGAGGGTTAGGATGCGGATCATGGCTTATACTTAACCGTGTTTCCGTCTGCCGGATCATAATAGAGTTGCGTTGAAACAGCACTTCCCGAAGCGTTAGGCATATTGATAACCGCTAGCCTTGTGGCCTCGGTCAAAGCCGTTCCTTGCGGAAGTAGCCTTAATGCCTGATTGGTCGCATTCGGATTACGAGCAGCAATGCCAGTGATCGTGAGGCTGTTGATCTCCGAAACACCAATATTGCCATCCCACATGAAGCCAGCCTTAGAACCACTATTGAAAGCGGCGTTCGAGCTGTAGGACCAAGGCTGCGCAATATGTCGGTCAGCGCGGCAGCATCCCAAAGCGCTATCGAGAACTTCTATCCGGTATCCTTGGACCGGAGGGAAAACCACCAGAATTTCGTCGGTCGATAGGACTGGAGAGGTGAGCGTAACGCTGTTGGTCTGCCACGTGTAGTCGGTCGTGATGGTAAGCTTTGTGCCGTTCCTGTAGACCAGCCTTTCCGCACCGTTAGATGTGGTTGTCGCCCAAGGTAAGTCAAAAACGGTCTGTCCCGCCACGAGGTTACCGCGCTTGGCGTCGAAATACTCTTTGTCGCTAATTACTCGACCCGCGATAACGGATGTCCCGGCGTCCTGTATATAGAAGCCCCTCCAACCGTGAGCCGGAACGACCGTCACGTTGCTTATGGACCCCCCAGCTTCTGACTTAGGTGGAGATGCTGTGTCTTCGACTGTCTGGACCATGCACCATTTTGCGTTTCCTGCGCCAACGACCACGCCTTCTGCGCTGAATAAACGCAGACCAATGTTATCAAGCTTGGGGTCAAGTCCTTCGACATACCACTGGCTGATCGTTGTGCGCTGCGGGCCAGGTCTATAGTCACCGTTGGCAACGGTGGTGATGCCCGGTTGAATGTCGATGCCTGGATAATCTGTCCCCGCACCCAGAACCGTTATGTTGGTGATGATATTGAACCCGCGGAAGCCCGCGCCGGATGCTTGTCCTGCACCCGGTCTTTGGCCATATGTCTGAATATAGATGTTATCGAAAAAGGTTGGTCCAGCCACGATGCCGGCAATGCCGCTGGGCCCGCGAATTTTCCAGTCTAGTCCATCAGCGCCAGTCGAATCAGTGGTTAGGTCGCGAATGCGGCCATTGCGCGACTGCATGTGATTGCCAAGACCATAGGAGCCGACATCATGGATATAGAGAACAAAAATCTCATAATCCTGCATGACATAGTTGAAAGTGGTTTCGGCCCCAAGGAATACACCGTGGTGAGAGTTGTTATCGTCGCCGGCCCCTTGGATCTCAAGCCCACCTAGCCGGGCGCGGCCCCACTCACTGCAATGGATGATCGAATAGATCGAACCGCCAATGCGGGTTATCTTGGTTTTAGCACTACCCTCAATGCCGACAAGGCCAATGCCTTCAGGCAACATGAGGCAGACGTTTATGTCAACCGACACCTGCCCGCCGCCAGAGGATGTATTCCATGAGGGCACAGTTTCGAAAGATGCGAACCTGTAATTTCCTTCAGGAACCTTTATCTCACCTCCACCGCGCGCCACAAGAAAATCACGCGCCGCACGAAATGCTGCAGCACTATCCGCTACCCCTGTAGGGTCCGCCAAAAACGGATGGTCCGTGACCCAAACTTCGCGCTTGAAACGATCGCCTGCAGTTCCTTGGGCATAAGTCGCGTCTTGCGAGAAAGATGCTAGACCTGCCCCTTCATCGTCATCGTAAGAGGCAAGGTCTGCAGTCGCTACGCGCGTTGCCAATCCCGCTGCCAGCGAATCCGCAGATATACCAATCGCATCAATCGCCTGCTTGACCCGCAATGGCGTGACACGCTTGGCGTTGTCGGTTCCAGACTCCGCTTCAGCCTGTGAGGCAAGGGGAATGGCCGCGTTGACGATCTGGACCGGCGTTGCCTTCTGCACCGCGCTTCCGCGATCGACCACGAAAGCGTCGGTGTTGCTTACTGTAGAGGCTGCAGGAAGGTCTTCTGGACGTATATTCGCCATGTTATGCTATCCTGATGATTTTCTGGCAGATGATGGTCGGCTGCACGTTGTTATGCGCCGCGCCGCCGCCTTTGTTGGCGATGGTGATGCCGGTCGTGGAAGATCCGGTCGTCCCGGTCTGCGAAACAGCCCTGTCTTCAGCGAACCCGGATGCCGTTGTGCCGGAAAGAACCGCGCGGCTTTCGCTATGTGTATGGCCTGGATCTGTAACCGAGTGATTGTGAACCGGCATCTGCGCCTCGGTCAGCGTGTGCGTCTGCGCACCGCCTGTCGCGCCCAAGGTTGAAGATGACAGCGTGTTGAGACGCGTCGTTGCGGGCGTAGCCATGTTTTCACGTCCGGCGCCCACTCTCCCGCGGTAATCAGGCAGATTGAAAGTCGTGGAGCCATCGCCTTCACCTGCGCTTGTGCCAATGACAGCGAACAGGGCGGCATACGTCGATCGGCTGACCTCTTGCCCTGCGGCAAACAGGAAATCCTCAGGGGGAGTGGAGCCCCAATAATCAAGAACCACGCCGATAGGGATATTCGAGCCCGCCACAATCTGGCTTACCGTCGCAACGTCGGTTGGGTTAGTGCCCGGGGCAACATCCGTGATCTTGTTGCCATTCATCGGCAAATCGGCACGCATCCCACCCTTCCCGTCGCGGTCTAGGGAATTGCCCATGGCTTGCGCCAAGTCCTGCAGGGGCGGGTTGTGCTGACTGGGAAGAACGTCATCCCCAGTGTTGACTATACTTCCAGGAGGGAGGGAAAAATCTCCGGATGAATTACGAGGCAAAGGCCGAACTCCGCTTGCGTTGGAACACAAGCGCGTGAGGTAAATTCAACCGCGCAATTTCTCTGGTGCTTGTTACACGAAAGGCGGTGTGCTAGCAATAGGGGCATGGAACCGGCTCCGAAACACACCATTGCGCAGATCGAGAAGGAACTGCAGCGCGCACGGTTTAGCGAACTGGATTCCGAGAAATATCTGCGGTCACGCCATGAGCGCAAAGCCCTTGAGCAGGCATCCAAGACATACCGCCAGAAAGATCGCCAGCTAGCGTTTCTCGCAGGCTATCGCGCGGCATCCGATCGAATGGAATTTATGCTTGTTCCATGGGCAGTGGCGGCGCTTGGTATTGTCGCCGCCCTTAACGCCTTCGCCTAGTAGGCAATCCTGTCTGCAGCTGCGGTGCTGAGACCCGTTCCGACCCTACGGCCCCACTTGTCGCCCTGATTAGTCAAAGCTTCCACAATAGCGCGATACTCCGCATCCTGTGCCATCATGGACGACAGGGAATCAACCGCGCCTTGCGGGTTCTGGTCGAGCAGCAGCGGGCCAAGGTCATCGGCAAGCGAACGATTGGCCGCAGCAGCCGCGGCTTCGCGCTTGTCCTTGAACACGCGATCGGCAATGCTTTTCCCGACAGTCAGCCATGGACCACCTAGAGCGCCGGTTTCGACAATACCCATGGCGACATCGCCGCCCATCCCGTTCCGTTTCTTGAAGAACTCGTCGGCAATCTCGCGCTCTGCGGTGGCGCTGTTTCCGATCAGGCGATTAGCACTTCCGGCCAGCTGCAGTTCAAGGTCGCGCTGCGTCAGCAACCGGGCGATGTCTGCATCCTCACCATAAAGTGCACCCATGCGTCCTTCCATGTTCGGCGTGTTCAACTGCCCCCAAGGATTTGTATTCCCGCGGAGGTTTCCTGCACGGCCCATGACTTCCGACTGGAACCCAAGCTGCATCTGCTGGCGCTGTTCGGGCGTCAAGTTTGCCGTATCTACGCCAAGCTGATCAGGGCGTGTGTTGTAGGCTTCAACACCCCTTTGAAGAAAACCCCGTTCCTGCGCCGGTCCCGCATAGGCTTGCCGAGCCGCCGCATAATCGGGATTGATCTCATCCATTCTCGACACAAGCGTGTTCTTCATAATGGCAGCCCGGCGCGCATCGGAATTGGCGCCGTTGATCTTGTCGGTGTTCTTTTCGATCACGTTGTCGAGGCCGCGCTTGATATAATCCAAGCCCTGCCAATCCATGCCCACCATCTGTTCGGAGCCATACGCCTCCGCAGGCGCCGCCTCGCGCATACCGGCAGGCACAGACGTGTCTTCCCACAAGCCGCCATCAAGACCATTGGCAGATCGAATCTCATTGTTCGAAGATCTAGCCGCACGATAGGCTTCCACTTCAGGAAGGTCATCGACCTTGAAGCGCTGTGAAATACCTTCAGCCGTGTCGCGCATGGCATTCAGAAAAGTGTTAATGTCCGGTCGATCAGATAGTTCGGGAAAATAACCCGCTTCCCATGCTGCCAAAGCGGCATCGTCGAATGTCATGCCATCTTGCGGATTAACCAGCGGGCCGAACTCAGTTTCGCGGCCGACTAGTTCAGCAGACTTACCTCGCCCCTGATTGGTTAAACCCATGCTGGAAAGTTCACCGCCGCTATCGCGCAAGCCGCCTTGCGTGCGCAGCCATCCTACAAGGTCAAGCGGGCCCTGCTTCACCACTTCGCGGCCACCATAGGCGCGCACCGTACGAGGCTGCAGAATATTTCTTTCCGCGTTCACTGTTGCGCGTGAATAACCGCCAAAGGCATCAGGATTGATAGACACCTCACCAGCGTCATCCATCACGAAGCCCATGATGCGCGGATCCACACCTTCATCGGCTGCTTCACGATAAGCTTCTTTCATCGCCGCCTTGAATGTAGGGCGATCCATCAGGTCCATGATGTTGACATCAGCGGCTCCAGGCGAGGCATAAGCATAATCATAAAGCGGCCCCGCATTAGTGCGAGCCTGCTGCATAAGATCAGCGCTGCGCTGCGGGATATTCTCGACAGGGCCAAGGTCGCGCGCCACTGCTTCCGCAAGTCGATCGATTTGCCCCTGATTGCGGGTTGCCATGACAGAGCGCGCCGTGCCCGCCGTGGTAGGCGAGAAACGAACCGCGGAACCAGCAAGAGACTGCAGCTCCGGCGAGGCATCAGCCAACGTCATCGGCACACCGAGGTCGCGCGCCTGCGTCAATGCCTGCGCAATAGCGTCCTGATTGTCGGCCTGGCGAACAGTCTGCGTGATTGCCTGCTGGCCTTCGCTCAGGGCATTTTTGGGAGCGCGCAGTGAGTTGATTCCTCGCCCCGCATACTTGCCCACCTGATCGCCCACGATGGACGAACCCAGACCGATCAGCGCGCCGGTTACAGGGTCTTCATCGCTCAAGGCGCCGTATGTGGTTCCGTAGAGCGCATCGCCAAGGAAAGGCGCTGCACGCCCAACGCCGGCCGCCGCAAGCCCCGTGCCCCCGAGAGCGGAGCCCACGGCACCGCCCAAGAAGTCACCAGCAAACGCAGACTTGGGATTGAGTTCCTGTGCAGCCTGCAGGCGACGGCCAGCCAGAGCATCGGGAATGCCGAATGTGGCGCTGTTAATCGCAGAGGTCGCACCCGTGCCGAACGGGCTTGTGACGAAATCGTTTACCGCCTGTTCGCCACCCGAGAGATCGCGCACGGCAGGCGGAACCTGACCAGCTGCTTCGGGAGGCTGACCTTCCGCGGCCATCTGGTTAAAGACAGGCGCGAACTCGCGATAGGCTTCGATGTTAGGCGATGCCACGTCCGAAAACTGGTTATCTAGGCCAGCACGGAATTGCGCATAACCGTCAGGCGTGATGTTGCCCCAGTTATCGCGCAGATAGGCAGCGTGCCGATCCTGATATTCCTGCGGCAGTTCTAGGCTTGTCTGTGTCGCACCTTGCCCAGCGGCAGTGGGGGGTGGATTACCGTCCAAAGAGAACGAGGCCAGTTCTTCTTCGCTCGGCGGCGTAAAACCGTCCATAGAGCCGTTCTGGCGATAATAGCTATCCGCTGCAGCAAGCTTCCCCGCAACGCGGGTGTAGGATGCAATCACCTTGTCCATATTGCGCTGGAATTGCGCATCCGACTGTGACTGCGAAAGCGAAGCAATGCTGTCGCGCAGCAGGCGGAGTTCGATTTCCGAAACCGCACCGAGCGCACCACCAGTCGGACTTTCTTCGCGCATCTTCTGCAGGCGATCAAAGGCAGTGTTCGAACCGATCGTATTCAGCAGGGCTTCCACATCAGAAGCGGACGTACCGCCAAAGCCTGCCGCAGTCTGCGCACCAATGCCAGTGGCGAACCAATCGTTCGACTTGTTCTTTGCCTCTTGCGCCGCAGCAATGACATTGCGCATCTGGTAGAGGGAATCGGCAATACCGGCCCCTTGAGCTCGTTCAAGGCGGACCTTTTCTTCTTCGGCCTGCGCTAGCTTCTGGGCTTTTTCTTCCCGTGTGATCGCATCGTTTGCAGCATCGCGCGCCGCATTGTCCTGTGTGATCCGTAGGCGCTCACGCTCATTGCGCAGACGCTCATCTTCGCGCGCCTGTTCGACTGCGGCGTTCGGATTGGTCTGGAACACTGCGCCCTGTGCGGGCTGGGCATATTTCTGGAAACGGTTTTCAGCCATCAGTTGCCCCTTAGAGCGCGGAGGTTTTTAGTCACGTAATTGCGAGTCTCGGCAGGCGCATAGTCCAGCCATCGATCGCCATATCTCTGCAATAAGCTGTCAATGCGCCCCGGACCAGCATTATAGGCGCCCCACATTTTTGCAGGATCGCCGCCGTAGCGCTGTTCCATCTTGGCGCGATATTCACGGCCAACACGCGCAAGATCATCAGGTGAGCGCCCATCCCATGCACGAATGCCGAAGCCTGGGTCGCGGGCTGTCGCAGGCATGACCTGCATTTCACCCATTGCGCCGACGGGGGAGCGAAGCAAGCCCCCACCAGAACCATAGCGACGACCGCCCGACTCCGACTGCATGGTGATGCTGTCCAGCATACTAGCGCCGAAAGGGATCAGGCGCGGACGCCTGACCTCCTAACGCACGAGCCGCCGCGCCTTGTCCAAACACATCGTCAAACTCACGGCGTGCCGCATCGGAGGGGTCTTTTTGAAGTTCCGCCACTGCTTCAGCGGGAAGCGCCGCCCCTGTCTGCGCTCCAGATACCGGACCACCTCCTCCCTGCATTGCAGCGGCAAGACCTGATTGCCTGCCGGTATAACCATAGGTTGGCCCCTGGAACGTCACAAACGGGTCGGTTTCGTTCTGCAGGGCCGCATCAAGCGTGCTGTTCCATTCCGGCGAACCGGGCTGGATGCCGCGCGAGATCATAAGCTTTTCGATGTTGGTCGGCGCCGCCGCTTTGGGCCTGCGAGCCGCATATTCCATGCCCGCAAACTCGCGCACGCCTTGGCCCACATTCGGATCCATCAGCGCCCGGGCAATGGTGGCATCGTCCACACCGCCCGCTGCGATGGCTTCAGCAAGCCCGCGATCGGCTTCTGCGCCTGCAGCCAGAGCCTTATCGGCCTTGCGCGCCTCAAGGGCACCCAGCACATTCTCTGCCACACGGCCAAGACCCTGCGTCCAATGCTGGATAGGCGAAAAGTCACCCTGCGAACGGGCAATTCCACGCTCGCGCTGCATCATAGCCTGTTGCGGCGTCATCTTGAGGCCGCCATGCCCCCAGACAAAAGCTTCAGGGGGCGTGAGCGCCTGCGCAACGGGATCGACCGCGGCCATTGCTGCTTGGGGGAGAATCATCAGAAACCCCCTCGAATAGCGGCCCCGCCCAAGGACCCGGCCAGCCCGAACAATCCACCCAGCATGCCGCCGCGGTTCTGCATCTGCGCATTATACTGCTGCATCTGATTGTTGTAGTTGTTCTGGACCATGCCGGAATAATCCACACCGCCGACACCGACTTGCGGAGTGGCGCCGGACATCTGGGCTGGGTTCGACACTTGAGACCCAGAGAGCAGCGCGGACAGCTCATTAAGCGGCTGATTGCGCGTTGCGAGGGCTTCCGAGAATGCTTGGTTGCGACCCGTAAGGGCGAGCTGGTTGTTCTGGTCGTTAAAGCCCTGCGTCTGCCGGCCCATCTCGGCATTCCAAGCGGTCGTACCCGGCCGAATACCCTGGTTGATCAGCCTGTCGCGGAGTGCCGCTTCCTGCTGCGCCTGTTGCGGGGCAATGCGGGATTGGCCAAGGTCATAGGCCCAATCTGCTGCATCTTGATTGTTGAACTGGAACGGATCGGCCAAGGCTTCCGACACGCGGCCGGACTGTTCTTCCGCGATCCCGGCAAGGTTCGTCTGCGCAGCCTGCGACTTGTCGAAGATCGCCTGCTGTTCGGGCGAAAAGGTAGTGGTCTGGGTATAGCGTGGAACTTCCACCCAGTTACCAAAGCTATCCTGGAATCGCGTGTTGCCGTTCTGCGTGTAGCTTGTCGTGCCCCAAGGATTGACCTGATCGGTCATGTTGAGGTTCTGCTGCGTGATGGCAGTTGACAGATTGAGGCCCGCTTGAGCCTGCGCTGTCGCTACTGGATCCGGGGCGGGAGGTGGCTTAGGGCTTTTAATTGAAGCCTCCTATTGCAAAGCGCCTCACCCTCATGGCATAAGGTTGATTATGACCTACA